ATGGAACCTATAATACAGTAAAATATTTTGATATAATCATTTGGCTTTGCAACATTGTGAGATAGAATTCTATGAAAACTAGCCATGGTTATAATCCAAAACACATAACCGGTAAGTAAACCAGCAATGACTAATAACCAATTGATAGGAAATACTATAAAATAAGATACAAGAAAGATAGGCAAGGCCATTTGAATTAAGCCCATAGTCTTTAATCTATTTCTTACAAATGAATGCTTCATCGTCTTGCTTTCTGAGCTTGCTGTCTTTGCTTCTCTTCTTCCAAGAATTGCTTTAATAGTCCTGTGTATATATCCCTTTCCCACGGTATCATTCCTTCAATTTCTTCTACACCCCAGTGGTGATGCTGCTTAAGACCAAATATAAGTCTATAATAGCTAGCTAAATCGATGTGTGAAAGGGCTATTAAAAAAAATTTTCTAAACCCTCTAGCCTTCGACTATTCACAGTTCCACATTTTGTACAAGTAAATTCTACATCACAGTAAGCTCTTGGTAAATTATCAAACCAAGGTCTAACCTTACTAGTAATAGTAGATGGCCATTCACTAATCGTCTTAATAAGTTCAGCATCGTTTGACTTATCAATATTGATTACTTCATCACCATTGATTACTTGCTCTATGGATTTTGATAAAGCCTTAATGAAATCTTTTGTTCCATCAATTTTACCAGCTTCATCAATAGGCATATGTTTCATTTTAATAGCAACATCATCAGTTAACTTTATAAGTGGGTCAATCTCTTCAACCTCACTTATTTTTACAGATTCTAAATCCAAATCAATTTTGTTTTTTTCTCCACAATCTGTATTTTCGCAAACTGCCATTATTGTTGACACTTCACCGACTGATTTTGCTCTTATTTTTAGAAACAAATACTCATAGTCAAAGTAAGCTAGATTCACATCATCCACTATACACTTATTGACAACATTCCTTAATGCATTAATAACTTGCTTCTGGTCTTTACTTTCAGCAGCAATCATTAATGTTTTTTCATCTCCAACTTTAAATGGTCTCAACTTGATAGTTTCGCCGGTTGAAGGAATGATTTCATCGTATTCTGGAGTAGTAAATTTAATATTACTTAGTTCGCCCATAATTAATCTATCCTCTCATAATTTCTAAATTTAAACGATATTCCTAATTTAAGAATATCCTGTTCATTATTTAATCCAATTTCAGCAACATTACTACAGTATGCTTCATTGAATTGATAATGAGCTTCTTTCTTAGTCATACTGGCATTTAACTTAATTACTTCTACTCGACTTATATAGTCATCATAGAATCCTGTTGCTACATTGTCTCTACTATAAACAATGTCTTGCCAGCTTTCAAAGAACTTTCTTTCAGCTAAAGATTCACTACAATAGTACTGCATTTCCAAATTGTTTTGAATATGCTTGAATCCCATAGACCTTTGTTCACCTTCTGTTTTTCTTACAACTTCTGCTATATCTCTAGAAGGTATTGTGACTTCAGATGTGAACATATTAATTTTTCTTAATCCTTCATTTTCTCCTGATAGTGAAAATCCTAATGTTGGTATATTAGGATTATAGTTTACATTAACACCACCAAGATTAATATCAATATCATTTAAAGCACCAACAGCATTATCAATTGCATCAAATATTGGTAGGTTAATATTAAAATTACCACCTAACAAACCACCTAATGCTTTACCAGAAGCAGTTAGTCCTCTTGGTGGGTGTACTTGTACAATCCACTTATTACTACGGGCTAATCCTGATGCTGCAACTTGTGCTTTAAATTCTTGTATCACTATTTTCCTTGTCCTCTATATTTTTTATAAGAACGTCTTTTATGTTTGTTCATTGTAGACATACCTATTTTTACTTTTCTACCACGTCCTCCCGTTCCTTGGGATGATGATTTTTTAGTTGGCTGATGAGACGTATAATTCTTAAACATTCTAGCCATTCGCTTTCCTCCATACTGATGATTGGTTAATTTTAACAAAACCTTCAAATGGTAATTGTATTGCTATTTCCCAATCCTTTTGCGGTACACTCTTTGGCTTTGACACACACTGAGTAGCTATATATCTATGTAAAGCTGGTTTACCAAAACGAGAATTGCCAATAGCTTTTGCTATCTTTAATCCAGCATTTGTTTTTACATTAGTATCTGCTAATAATCTAGCTCTCACTTGTGGAGCGAGATAATGTAAATTTAAACCATACCAACCGTTATCAGTCATTTCAATAATCATAGTACAAGGAAACCTATCATAATATTGTAAGGTATCTTTGAACTTTGGGTTGTACTCATATATCATGAGTTTACCTGGTGCAACACCGTCACCTTTTAAAGATTCATATGCCTTTCCAAAACTGGTTCTATCTTTTCTAATACGCTTTCTAAACCAATCTACAGACGTTTTAGTATTCCTACTAACCCCTGCTTTTCTGGCTGCTTCTGCATATCTTTGATAAATAGATTGTGGCATAGTATATTTATACCATAATTAGTATAATAGTTTAAGGAGAATTAAATGGAATATTCAAAATTAGTCTTAAAGTCAGCAAGGAAAGCTTGGGATAGAATCAATATTATTACTGAGGATAAACCTACTATATTTAAAAATGACAAAGAGTTTAGTCAGTTTTATAATGAATTACAAGATAGATTAAACGAAAAACAAAAAAGGAAAAATTGATGCCAATGTATACCGCTAAAAATAAGAAGACTGAAGAAACACAAGATGTTATGTGTTCTTATGATGACAAAAAACAATGGGAAAAAGATAATCCAGGTTGGGAGTTTATTTTATCTACACCACAAATTATATCAGGGACATCGTCTTCCGGAGGTAAATTACCCGAAGGTTTCAAAGATAAGATGAGAGAAGCAAAAAAACTACACCCTCTTTCAAAGGGACTAGACCACTTAATATAAATGGCATATTCAGATAAGGTAGTGGAACGGTTTGAATCCGTCCTTAAAAATCCACAAAAACATGCAGTTGGTAGATTTGACCCAAATGACCCAAACGTAGCTACAGGGTTAGTTGGTGCTCCAGCTTGTGGAGATGTAATGAAGCTACAGTTAAAACTTGATGAAAATAGTATAATAGAAGATGTAAAGTTTAAAACGTATGGCTGTGGTAGTGCCATAGCATCATCAACTATGTTTGTTGATATGTTAAAAGGTAAAACCATAGATGAAGCAAAACAAATAAAGGATAAAGAAATTGCAGACGCTCTTGAATTACCATCAATCAAATTACACTGTTCAATTCTTGCTGAAGAAGGTATCAAAAAAGCTATTGAGGATTGGGAAAGTAAAGAATCACATAGAAAGCATAATCAATGACACTAGCACGTGAAGATAGAGAATTTTTACTAAACAATATAGACAAAGTAAGAGAAAAGCTTGGTCTATATACTGTAAAAACAGAACTTAAATTCGAATTACCTACACCTAAAGAAATTTACAATTACTTAGATGACTATGTTATAAGTCAAGAAAGAGCTAAGAAAGTTTTAGCTGTTGGAGCTCATAATCATTATAAAAGACTAATGATATACAAAGAAGATGATTTTGATGAAACAAAGAAAATTGATAAAACTAATGTTATGCTTTTAGGTCCTACGGGTTCTGGTAAAACGTACCTTGTAAAGAAATTAGCTGAAATGATGAAGGTACCTTATTACATAGCTGATGCAAACAATATGACTGCATCTGGATATGTGGGTAAAGATGTAGAGACAGTAATTGATGGATTGTTTCAAAATGCTAGAGGTAATTTTGATGCTGCAGCTACAGGCATAGTATTCATAGATGAGTTTGATAAGATATGTAGCAAGACTGATGGTGTCCAAGGTAGAAAAGATGTAGGTGGAGAAGCTGTCCAACAAGCTTTACTAAAACTAATTGAAGGCACTGAAATTGAAATGGAAAGGCAACAAGGGTTATCTAAGGTAAGATTTGTTGTAGATACATCAAACATAATGTTTATTGTTGGTGGTGCATTTACAGGTTTGGATGAAATCATTGGTAATCGACTTAACTTAGGTAAAAGAGGTATTGGTTTTGGTGCTAAATTTGCAGGAGACATAGAAGAAGAACCTAATATCTTTAACCATGTGCAACCAGAAGATTTAGAAAAGTATGGATTTATACCAGAGATTTTAGGACGTATACCTACAATAGCACCTTTACAAGAATTAACTGAAGATAATTTAATAGAAATATTATGTAAAGTAAAGAACAATGTAATAAATCAGTACACAAGATTGTTCAAACATTCAGGTCAAGAACTTAAAATATCAAATAAAGGTTTAAAGATTATTGCTCAACGCGCTCTCAAAAAGGGAGTGGGTGCAAGAGGTCTAAAATCATTGGTTGAGACAGTATTATTAGACTATATGTTTAATTTAGAATCAGCTATTTTAGACGAAAAAGATGTGGAAAAATTATTAGATGAAGTTCAAACATGATTTTATTACGGTTCCAAAACTCAAACAAGTTACGAACCCAAACGAAAGATATTACGAAGATAAAGATGGGAGTAGGTTTCCATCAATAACAACAGTACTTGGTCAAACAAAAGACATGACCCAGTTAATGGAGTGGAAAAAAAGAGTTGGTGAAAAAGAAGCAAATAGAATTAGTAAGCAAGCTACTACACACGGGACTAAGTTTCATAAGGAATGTGAAAGATATTTACTTAATGAAGACTTCGAGCCTAGCCTTTTATTTAGAGCTGTACGTCCCACCCTTGATAGGATACGTAGTGTTAAGTGTTTAGAAACTACATTATATAGTACTTACCTAGGTGTTGCAGGTACTGTGGATTGTATAGCTGAAATGGATGGAGACATCAGTGTCATTGATTTTAAAACTAGTAGAAAAACAAAAAAAGAGGAATGGATAGAAGATTACTTTATACAAGCAGCCTTCTATTTCTATGCATTTTATGAACGTACAAACATACTTCCAGCAAATACAAAAATCATTATCACAACTAATGAAGGGAAAATCCAAGAGTTCACACAATCAGCTAGAAACAATAAGTATTGGGTTGAACGACTTAAGACAAGAATCAGTTTATATCAATCAAAAAGACAGGAGAGTCAATATGGATAGCTTTATAGGTCCAACACAAGTAGAAAAAGTAATGGTAGACATTACAACTTATTGGGAGACTAGCAAAGCTCCTGAAAAAGAAAAAATAAGAATATTACAATTAGTAGAAGATTATTATAGAACAAGAAACTTAAATGATATGGATATTGTCATATCAAACTTATGTAAAAGTGTATTACAAAGCAAAGGTGTAAAGGATAATCCAGAACTAATATGATAGGATTAGATGAAAAAGATACATTGCCATCACAAACAGTAAAGAAAGGTACACTGTCTGACAGTGACTTTCAAATAAAAGTAAAACAATTACCAAAAGAGATAGAAGAAATTGTTGCAAAAGGTAAAGGTGTTAATTACATAGATGCAGTTATATATGTATGTGAGAAATATGGTTTAGAAGTAGAAGGCATGAAAGCTATGCTTCCTAGTAATATAAAAGAGAAGATAGAAAAAGATGCTTCTGATTTAAACATGTTAAAATATAAGGTGAATAGTCTTGTCTGATTGGTTTGCAAAAACAATGACTAAATTTTTTAGGTTTATAGCTGATACTTTTTTTGCGAAAAGATACGGTCATAGAGCTGTGGTATTAGAGACTATTGCTGGAGTTCCTGGTATAGTAGCAGGTGTATGGCTACATATGAAGTCACTTCGAAAGATGGAAGCAGGTCTTGGACCAAAAATAAGAGAAATGATAGCTGAAGCTGAAAATGAAAGAATGCATCTTATGATTTTTATTGATATTGCAAAACCAACTTGGTTAGAAAGATGGTTAGTATTATTTGCACAAGGTATCTTTCTTGTCTTTTACTTTTTTTTATTTGTATTCTTTCCAAAAACTGCACATCGTATGATACATTACTTTGAAGAAGAAGCAGTAAAATCTTACACACAATATTTACACATGGTAGATTCTGGCCAAGCAGAAAATATACCAGCAACTCCATTAGCTAAACAGTATTATAATTTAGATGACAACGCAAGATTAAAAGATATAATTATTAAGATAAGAGCTGATGAAGAGAAACATGCAAAAATTAACTATGAATACAGTTTATGATTGATTTTACTACAGTATTAGTACAAATGGGTGTTGCTAGTTTTGTGTTAGGAGCAGCTTTGTATTTTGTTTGGCTCACAAATAATTATAAATTATTCTTTGCTTGCTGTCTGACTTTTTTAGGCCTGATGGTAATTGCATATTCATGACAAAAACTGGATACGAAATCTACATAAAGTATCTTGCTCTTCAAAAGCATTTCAGTACAGATTATGATTACTTTAAATTTAATGGTAGAGTAAAAGCTGGTGTAGATGCATATAATAGAAGAAATGATGTATATGCATTTGAAAAACTATCTAAAATTATTTCAATGGATGACTTAGAAGATTTTCTTATTGCTCACTTTTTAGACAATCCAAAAGAATGGATTAAAAATATGAGTAGACCTACAATGGATGTTTATAAATCTAAAATGAGAAGAATGCCATCATTGTTTAAAGAAGACATGCATTATATTAAAGAGCATAGCCCATCACAAATGATGTCAGTAGCTCATGACAAAATACCTGATATTCATAATGCAGTAATTAAAAAAGATTTACAGATAGAAAGTATAATTCTATTAGATAATTTTTATCCATTTATAGATAAACATGATAAAGCAGTTGACATACCTTTTGTTTGGCCTGATTATATTAGGAAAGTCAAGAAGTATAAACCGTTTGTTTTATCTAAATTGGAGTATAAATATTATGAGGATATCGCAAGGGATATTCTTATATCAAGCTAGAATCTTTTTAAACTTATCTGAAACGAAAAATCGAAACGACGAAACGGAGGAAAATTATGTCATTTGATGATTATCTAAAAAACCGCTCAAGCCAATTTGAGCAACTTAAAACATCCCTACAAAAAAATACTGAGAAGAAAAGTTACGACGATGATCGTATCTGGAAAGCTCGTATGGGTAAAGACGGCACTGGTTATGCAGTTGTCAGATTCTTACCTGGTAAGGATGCCACAAAAACACCTTGGGTGACTATATACGATCATGGTTTCCAAGGACCTACTGGTAAATGGTACATTGAAAATTCTTTGACAACCATTAACCAAAATGACCCAGTGTCAGAATATAATTCCAAGTTATGGAATTCTGGTATTGAGGAAAATAAAGAAATAGCTCGTAAGCAGAAAAGACGTACATCTTATTATGCAAACGTTCTTGTTCTTAATGACCCACAAGAAACTTCTCATGAAGGTAAAGTTAAAATCTTTAAGTTTGGACAAAAAATCTTTGAAAAGATTATGGCGTCTATGCAGCCTGAGTTTGAAGATGAAACTCCAGTAAATCCATTTGATTTAATTGAAGGTGCAAACTTTAGAATTAAAATTAAAATGGTTGGTGGATATTGGAACTATGACTCTTCATCTTTTGAAAAGCCAGGTGCCATTGTTGAGGGTGAAGACAAGATGAAAGCTGTTTTCGAAGCACAACATGATGTTCATGATTTAGTTGCTGAAGACAAGTTCAAATCTTATGATGAACTTAAAACAAAACTAAATGAAGTGCTTGGTGAAACTGAAGTTTCTGCAGCAGTTAGTACAACTACCAAAGAGGTACCTACAGCTGAAACATCTTCAACTGAGTCTAATGATTTTCAAGAGGTTTTTGAATCAAAAACTGAGGAAGTCAAAAAAGAGGATGATGAAGATTTAGAAGATTACTTTAAATCTTTAGCTCAAGACTAACTTATAAGGGAGGGCTTATAAATTGTTATAAGCTCTTCTTTACCTTTTACTTTTATTTTATCCACTTCGATAGAGTCAATATTACTTAATAAGCTTTTAGTATATTGTGAGTATAATAATGGTATTACATTACCGTTGTCATCTTTGTAATTTCTTGTTTGTGCTTCTAGTCTAGCTGCTAAGTTAACAGCATCACCTATTACAGAATAATCTAATCTCATTTCACTACCCATATTACCAACAATACAAGTACCTGAATTTACTCCACTACCTATATTAATTTCTGGTAAACCTTTTGCTTTAAATTCTTTTTTAATCTCTTCAGTTTCTTGTGCACATTCAATAGCTGTTTTTACTGCCATTTCAGCATGATTGTCACAATCAAGTGGTGCATTCCAAAATGCCATAATACAATCACCCATATATTTGTCTATTGTACCACCATTCTTTAAAACAATTTTAGTCATTCTATCTAAGTAATCATTTATTACTTTGACTAATCCTTCCGGGTCATCATTATTTTTGTAATGTTCAGAAATAGGTGTAAATCCTACAATGTCCATAAATAAGAAACTCATATCTTTTCTATCACCACCTAATTTTATTTTATCAGGATTTTTCTGTAGTATAGCTACTTGCCTTGGGTCTAAATACTTTTCAAATTGTTTTCTTATTTGTTGTTTTAAATTAAATTCTAATATGAACCTATTGAATATAGAATGCATTGCAACAATAGTGAATGTAATTATAAACCAACTAATATCATATAACGTAAGTGATTGATTGAACATAAACACTACAAAGTAAACACTACCAATATAAACACCAATTGTAAATAAACCTATTAGCCAGTACGGTGCTATTCTTACAATTGCAATTAATAATGCTGCTATTAAAACACATAAAATCATTTCAATTAAAAAACTAGTATCATCTCTTTTAATATGAGTACCATCAATAATTGTTTGTAAACTTGATGCAATAATATAATGATTATATTGTTCACCTGCAGATGTAGCAACTAATGGTGACAAACCTTCTGCAGTTAAAGATACAATTACTGTTTTACCTTCTGTTAATGCAAATTCTAAATCATCATCTGCGATTGAGATACTATCAAATGTCTTATTATGATTAATCCAAATTCTAGCATTCCTATCAGTTTTTATTGTAGCAAAACCAGGAACTCTTACAGCAATGATACCATTTGCATCAGCTTTAACTTGATAAGATGGGTCACCTGTAATAGCTCTTATAGTTTCAATTGCCATTGCTGGAAATACATCATCACCAACTCTCATTAGTAAAGGTAATCTTCTAACTAATCCATCTATTTCTGGTGCTGTATTAATAACACCAACACCATTTGCTTCTAGTTCAGGTATAGGACCTAACATTCCACCCCATGAAAATAAGAAAGGTAAAGGGTCACCGATTTTAGCTATTCCTCTAGGTACCGCATTTTTATTAGTTTGATTTGTACCAACTTGTGCTATTACTGTACCATATTGTAATGCTTCAGAAAATATTAAGTCTCCACCTTGTCTATCATTTTCAGAAAATAACATAGGGAATAATATCATACCAGCATTTGCTTGCCTTAACTTTATTATAAGTTCAGAATATATTTCTCTATTGAAAGGATATTGCCCATATTTTTCTATAGCTTTTTCATCTATCTCTACAATAACAATATCTTTTGAATAAGTTTTTTCTTGTGAATTTATAATTGTATCAAAACCTTTCAACCTTAATACTTCTTTTAAATATGGGTCTTGCCAACCATAAAACGTAATTGCTGCCAATGTAAGAAATGCTATTGTCCAATGTGTAAATATTTTTATCATTAGTTCTGTGTCACCGTTGCTGAACAACTTGGGTTAGTACAATTCTGGTCTAAGTGATAATTCTGTGCTGTTGAACTATCTTGTGTTAATGTAAGTGATGAACTATTACCAGTTAAATTTAAGTATGCATTGTGACTACCTGAGCCATCTTGATTTACATTAACTGTATGACTATCTCCTAAGTTGATGTCTAAAAAGTGATTTCCTGTACCTTGTTGCAATGTTGTGACATTATTACTATTGCCAATATCTATGAAGAGTATTTTATCACCAGTTTCTTTTTGCCATAAACTTAATACGTTATTATTACCATCTATATCTATGTCTGCAAAGTGTTCACCATTATTGTTTAGATGTTCTTGTTTTAAACTTAAAGTATTAGATGTACCAACAATATCCACAATTGCTCTTTGATTTTGATTTTGCCATATATCTATGTCATTTGAATTACCATTTACATCAATACCAAGTATATTGTTATTACCATATTGCGCAATATCTAAATCTATATTATCACCAGTAATTACACTAGCGGCTGATAAGTTAGTACCTATCACTGCATTATTATCACCATCTTGTAAAATATCTAAATCAATACCACTGCCACTTTGTGTGACATAGATACTATTTGTAGTGCTTGTAGTATTCTTTGTATTTGTGACTGTTGTTTGTTGTGATGATGTAATGCCTGATAGAACTGATAGAGTTAAAGCAAAATGATCACTATTCATATCTAACCAACCACTTGTAGAGTTTAAACTTAAATTAGATAAACTATAATGAATATCCATATTGGCAGAACCTGTCCATTCATACCAGTTAATTTGTATTGGGTACCATTGTCCACCTACACCAGAAAATGAACCATTAGAGTTCCAATATCTTGGACCTTGTTGAGCCCAGTCAGATATTACTTTAGTATTATTGATGTTGACAATAAGGCCATCATCATTACGACCAGCAAAATATACTGTAGATGTTTGACCTGTGGTTCCTGGATGTTGCCAATAACCGGTAATAACTACCATTCTCTGATTACCACCATAATTATTATTATGAAGAACTATGTTTCCACTATTCCAGTTATAATTTAAACTGTCAATAGTACCAGTTCCTTGTGATGTACCTACATAAGCTGGATTAGTATTATTACAGGTAGACAGATATGTATAGTTATTATAACAAGGTGCTTCTACATAAGGTGCATAATGACTAATAGCAAACACCTCATAGTTTAATGAACCAGCTTCTGCCTTTTCATTAATTAAAAGAACAAGAAATAAAACACTAATTACTTTGATAAATGCGAATCTCATTTCCTTGTCCTCCCAATTCAAAGTCATATACTTCAAAATCTTCTTGTGTAAAACTTATAATATAACCATACTCTTTATCAAGTCTTAATTCAAAATATGTTGATGCACCTTCTCTTGCATATACCCAGTCCGGGTCTTCATCTAAAATTATAATACCTGTTTCAGGGTCTTTACCTAACTTTATACCATCAATGGAAGCTTCTTCTTGTTTTGTAAACTCACTTCTCATAGCTTTAGCAAGTTCTTTATTAATTTGTGCTAATACATCTACTAAAAAATTTTGTTCTAAAAAATCTATATCTAAACCCGTTGTCCAGGTATCATTGTCTATTTCTAATTCATCTACTTCTAAATCATTAAATTCTAAAAAGTCTATATCTAAAGCATTTGCAACTTCATTATATTCAGCTTTTTCTTGTTGGTCTACAATTTCTTGAGGTTTCTGTATTATCAATAAATTGCCAATCATATTTTCATCTAAATCTAAAATAACTGGCTTCATTGGTTTTGCTTCACCAGTTGTGACTACAGTTGCTTGAAAAGCTTGATTCATTATTACAAAACCAGCATCTGTTTCAACTTCAATTTCTCCTACATAACAATAACCCTTTGTATCGCATGACGGTAATAGGATTATTGTTGAACCACCAATCTCATCTACAGTCATAGTAAAATCAGTACCTCTTACACCTATGGTGGCAGTTGGTGTTTCAATGTTTACATTTTGAGCATAGTTCTTAGCAATTTGCCCTGATGCATAACGCACGGTACCTAATGTCGCTTTAATAGAGAGAGAACCCATGTTATTAGCTGGGTCATATACAAACTCATCAATTATAAGTTTTGAATGTTCTGTGACATCTACGCGAGTGTCGTCAATAAAGGATATAGCTGTTTTACCATTCCCTGTCTTAACGACATCATAAGAAAATACATTTAATCCTTCGATTGATATATTCTCTTCACCACTTTGTTCTATAACAGCATTGCCTTCTTGGAGAATTACATCTCCTATAGATTGTCCATATACTTCTTTACCATAAAAAAGTAAAAACACAATACCTATTAAAAAGGCAATAACTCTTATTAGAGCACGCATTAGTCTGTTTGACTTATATCGATATCGTGGCCATTACCAATAGTAGTCAAGTTTATAATGGCATCATTAATACCACTTTGAACTATATCTACATCAGCTGTACCGCCGGTATGAGAATGGATTAATGTATGGCCATTAATATCTCCATTTCCATCTATATCAATCAACCAGTTATTTGTATCTCCATTTACAGATAATGTTAAGATTGCAGATGTACCATCAACAGTAGCGGCTATAACGTTTGAATCAGAACCACTGGCTCCAGTTATAGTCACTCCACCGTTTGCAGCATCAGCAGTCTGACCAATATCGATATCTAAATCGTTACTGGAACCCACCATTGTTATGCTAGATGTGACTGTTGCACATGAGGAATTGTTCCCAGTGCTATCACAGTTAAAGTCAATATTGTTGCTACCACCCGTGACATTAAATGTTCCAGTGTATGTAGCACCGTTAACATCAAATGTAAGGACGTTAGAGTTTCCTACCTGGTCAATATCAATAGTAGATGTAGCACCTACAACTGATGATGATGTGGTAGAATTACCAACAGTATTGTTTTGTCCATCTTGAGTAATATCTAAGTCAAGTGTATTACCACTTTGTGTGACGTAAATATCATTCGCCCATAATGTACCTGTAAACAAGATAGATAATAATATAAGGTTAATGAATTGTTTCATCGTTTTTATCCTCCTTCATTTTCCACAGACCTTGGTCTGTTCCTTGTTTGATTACTTCAATTACGCAATACTCTATTGCGGATCGTATTGCGTAATTTACTGGCTCATTCATTGCAACACCGCTTTCTATTTCTAAAGCCTTAGTTCCCATGTCTAAGAATCTAAAAACATCAGTTCCTGAACGATGACTAGCTATAGTTTTAGTACCTGAAACGGTAAGTAAAACTTCTCCAGTCTGAACAGCAACTACTCTCATAGCGACAGTGACTTGGTCTACCCGATATTCTTCAGATATTCCAATGCCAAAGTATCTTGCACCGTTGCCGCCTGATTCTATATTAGTATCATAAGCAACAACACCACCTTCTAATATTAAGCCTGCAAATATTAAAGGTTTAAGTGAATTCTTGTTAGCATCATTTCCATCATATGCTTCTCTTGTACTTCTTATAAGTTGTCTTTCTTTTATTACATTATCCAATCCCATTCTTTCAACAACCTTAAACCAAGTACCATCTCCTGCTTCTTTTAAAGCTTGTATTACCCACACATCCACACCTTGTGATATTGCTGTTGATAGCTGTGAAAATTTATCACTAGGTTTTCTTTGTCCTGTTTCATCTAAAAATGAATACACTGCAATAGTAATAACTTCACCATCTAATGCTGGTAAGTTTACTAATAATTCTGATGTGGGTGTAGCATGCTGCTGAGGTGGCAGGTCTTTATAATAGTCTATTTTATCAGGTGTACTGACGCATCCTGTGATAACTATAGTCAATATTAATGCTAAGAGTGTCTTCATATAAGTTCATTTTTTTCTATTAGAATAGAAAGTCTCCAATGGGCACGGTGATCGTTGTGACATTTCCGGTCTCATCTGTGACTGTCAAACTAATAGTTTCTGTTGTATCATCTCTTACCCAGTATATTGTGGCTCCTTCTACTAAAGCAGTACCAGAAGTTTCACATGTTATTTCAGATGTGTTGATACAATTTGTACCAAACATATTATCAACTAATTGTTTAGATAAATTAGCATAAATACGTGATTCAACATTCTTAATGAACTTATTAATTGTTGTGTTATCAATTTCTCTCTGAGCAGAAGCATCGGCTGACTTTTGGTCTTTATCAACATCTCTTTTACGTGAGTAATTAAGTTGCTCAATAGATAAGACATGGGACGAGTAGCCTTGCTTTGAAAATGCTGGATTGCCAAACTGAAAGTTAAGCTCACTAGCTGAGGAAATTGTTGAGAGGGCTGCCAACGTCACCGCAAATAACATAACAACCCAAGTTCGCAGCACACTGTTTATAAGATGTGCTTTCATAGTCTATTTATTATTTTTCTGTTGCTTTTCTTTTTCTTGTAGTTGAATCACTGCATCTAATTTAGAACGTAATCTAATAATATCATTGTCCAACATTCTTATTCTATCTAACAATTTAATTAAAACTACATGAGTTTGACCTAGTGATGGTTTGATTTGTTTAGTTGTATAATTGTATATCCAATATATGAAATAACCAGCAGCAATAAAACCTAAAGTGGGTACTCCATAATTGTTAATTATTTCTATGATTATTTCTGGTTTCATTAATCTCTTCTTGCATCTTTCTTCCCGTCCGCACGTGAGATACGTTCTTCATCAGGCTTTAAGTTTAAAGCATGAGAAATTTGTATATCTAACTTAATCATATCATTGTTCATGGTTTCAACACGGTTATCTAATTGTGTGATAATTGAATGTAATGTTTTAGCTTGACCAACAACTGAACTGAGAATGTACTTTATAATAATGTATATGAATATACCCATTGCAATTGCGGCGGCAATTGTGGGACCCAATTCCAATAACAGTTCTAATAAAGCCTTCATATTATCCAGTTTTTATTGGGCTACGACCGATTACTTTTTTTCTATATGTACCATCTGGCATTTGTTCTAAAACGTCATCAGGTACTTCTATCTTAGCACCATCGCTATCATATTCAACTGGACCGCCCATTTCATCAGCCAGTT